ATCCAGAGGATGAGCGGGGATTTTGTGCCAAGCAAGGGAGGCGAGTCATGAAGCTAATTCAATGGCTTAAAGAGTGGATTGCTGACTACAGATACCTTTGTGCTGAGCGCGAGGGCCTGAAAGAGGGGTGATGCCCGATGAACAACCCTATTAATTTAGCGTTGCAGTAACCTAGCCCCGTTGCCGATGGTAGCGGGGTTTAATTATGGGGAGGTAGTGCTGATGAATACCTGGACTTGGTTAGCTGAGGCACTGGAGCGTATGGGTGAACGCATACGCGCTTACCGAGAGGAGGCGATCCCTATGTCAAACATGGGGCAATAATCGCCTAATTAAATAGTTTACCTCACGAGGCTTTCGGGCCTCTTTTTTATGTCCTGCCACATGACAAAAACTGGGCAAATAAACGGCCTACCATAGCCGAAGGAGAGATATTTGATGGACGAACTCACCAACCAAAGTGAGGAAGTAACCCAAGAAGAGACACAGGAGCAGGAAATAAGCCAAGAACAGACCACAGAACAGGCCGAAGAGTCCACCATAACTCAACAGGTCGAAATTCCCCCAAGTATCAAGGTCAAATACAACCATCAGGAGCTCGATCTTCCGTATGACGAGGCTGTAACCCACATACAAAAGGGCCTCAATTATGAGAAAGCGGTAGAGAGAGCAAAGCAGGAGGCCAAGCAAGAAGCTCGCGACTCTTGGATAACAGAGCAAGGTTATGAGTGGAAAGGCAAGCCGATCAAAACGGAATCCGAGTACAGAGAAGCTTTGCAGGAGCAGGAGTTGGAAACAAAGATTCGGGCGCAATACGCCAATGTGCCGGATGAAATCATCAACGAGCTTACAGAGAGCCGTAAATTCCGCGAGCAGTATCAGACCAAAGAACAGCAGAACCAAGCCAAGCAAGCGGAACAGCGCATGTATCAGGAATTTGACGAGGCATACCCCGACTTAAAGGGTGAAGAAATTCCCCCGGAGGTGTGGGCAGAAGTCCAGCAAGGCAAAAACCTCCTAGATGCTTATGTACGGCATGAAAACAAACTTTTACGCGACCAGTTGAGCGGAGTTCAAGCCAAGGAACAAGCAGAGCAGGCAAACCTTGCCAATGCCGCGAGTTCGACCGGTAGCGTTAAGACACAGGGAGTACCCAAAGGCTCATTGACTGAGGAAATGGTAGAAAACATGTCACCGCAGGAGCTAGCCAAAAGATGGCCGGAAGTTAGGAAGCTTTTCAAAATGAAATAAGGAGCGTGAAATCGAATGGCAATATTAAATTCTATCCCCAAACTGGTATCAACCAAGCTATTAATGACACTTCAGAACAACCTCGTTGCGAAGAAGATATGCACAATGGACACCGGCAGCCAGATTACAAAACAAGGTGACTCTGTTACCTTTACCGGATTGGCAAGACCCACAATAACCGCCTATACCGGCACGATTACCCCGGAGAACCTCGAAGATGCAAGCGTTACCCTGATGATCGACCAGAAGAATTACTATGCCTTTTATGTTGACGACATTCAGGCCTTTCAGTCTGTAATCGACGTTAAGGGGACGACTATTGAGGAGGCCGCATATGCGCTGAGAGATACCGCAGACAAATACGTTCTCGGTCTGTACGCAGGAGCCAATACGACCATAACCGCGACTGTATCCGAGGTAATCGCACTGTCAACCACTTCCACTGTTTGCCGGAAGCTGGAAGAAGCCAATGTGAAGCCCGGCCAACGCTGGATGGTCATTCCTCCCTGGTACAAAGAGAAATTAGTCCTTGCTGGCGTTAAGTTCTCCATCTTGGAGGGTGTGGCCGGATCCAAAGACGGTATGAGTTGGGCCAATGAATGGGACACCGACTTCTATGTGTCCAACAACCTGACCACTACCGGATCAGAGGGCAGTTTCAATACTCAGTGCCTTGCCGGTTCGTACAACGCCATTGTGTACGCTGAGCAGATATTGAAATCCCGTGTCAACGAGAATGTGGCTGGTTCATTCGCTACCCAGTGTGACGGACTCCATATTTTTGGGGCCAAAGTGATCAAGCCCGCTGAATTGGTTCGCATCAATGCTACCCAAGCAGTTGCGGCAACCAGTATCTAGATTGCAGTAGAAGCTTAGGGGGCCAAAAAGCCCCCTTTTTATTTTAAATAAGGAGAGTGAAATAACATGGCGGTATCAGCAGTAAATAGTACAATCTTGGCCTTTAACACCGTAACGGCAACAACTCGTAATCTTGCGACCGCAGACACGGACGCATTAGCAGAGGTGTTCACCATTACCCCAACACGCCCAGATGGCAAGCTCTTGATCGTCCTGGACTTTGACAATCTTGTGGCGACAGCTGCAGCGGATGCAGATGCAACTTTTTCCATTGCGGCCGGGGATTTTTGGGCAGGCGCGGCAGTAACCGGGACTATTACCAAGTCCACCAAAAAGATTATACAGGTCGAAACCGGTAAGGTCCTGCAAAACGATGGCACGATCTTGCTGACCCTGACACCAGGAGCAAACGACAAACTATTATCCAATCACGCGGCGGCTGTAGAAGTATTTGAATTGCTTTAAGAGATGGGGGCTTTATGCCCCCTTTCTTTTGAGAGAAAGAGGTATTATTTATGATGATTAAATTTTTCGGTGAACCACTGAAGGAAATCAAGAGCAAGACCAGCGGCAAGGTGATGTTTCGCTTCGACACCCAAGGAGCCTTTATAACTGACGATCCGGTGATAATTGACAGGGCAATGGGATTCTTTGACTACCTACCTATGACGGCAGAGGCTGCAGGCGATTTAGTCAAAAAGACCTTCGTCGAAACGCCCATAACCATAACCACCAAGGACCAGGAAGAAGCCAAGGAAAAACCGGCCAATAAGGTATGTAAGCATTGCGGCGAAGTCCATGAAAAGTCCGTAGAGTACGCCCAATGTGCCAAAAAACATAAAAAGGAGGGGTAACCGTTGAAAACAAAAATCATCTCTTGTGACGGTTTTATTGATACATCCGATGCAATAGTAAAATGCAATTGCTTAGGCGCCATATCCGCAAGACTCGCCCCATCAAAGACATATCAAAGAGAGGTAACCGTAAAGAAAGTAGACTCTTCTGCAAATGCTGTAACCATTCTCCCTGCAAGGCGTGAATTCTTGGAGGATGCTACGCTACAGGTCGAGACCGCAACGGTCGTAGGAACAGTTGAAAATGCTGGTAATGCGGCGGTGGTAGTGACAGCCGCGCCATTTACCGCCTTGACTCTTGCTGTCCCGGTGGCTTCAGGAGATACGGACGCTGTTGTGGCCATGAAAATAAGAACAGCGTTAACGTCCCATGCTCAAATAGGAGACTACAAAACGGGTGTTTTTGATGTGTCGGGTAGTGGGGCTACGGTCGTATTGACCCAAATTGACCCAACCGGCAATGATGCAACTCTGAACGTCAGCATTGATAACGGTACTTGCTCGGGGCTGACAACTGCGGCAACTTCCGCAAATACGGTCGCTGGTGTAGCGGTAACCCTGGCAACTCAAAACGAATACATGAGGCTTTCCCCCATTGACAACGGGTGGATAATCACGGAGCAAACAGGGGTAAATGCCACGGAAACACTGGTAAACAAGACCCTGACAAGTCCAGTATTAACAACTCCCAAGATAGCAGACGGAGATTCAGGTTGTACGGTTACAAGCGCAGACCAAACCCACGCCTCGGCTGTAGCAACTATCCCCAATTTTGGTGATGCGGCAGACGAATTTGTTTTAAAAGATACGGCGCAGACGTTGACCTTAAAAACATTAACTGCTCCTGTAGTCGCTTCTATGTATCAAGACGCTGGCAAAACAAAGCTCATGACTTTACCAGATACGGCTTCAGATACATTGGTGGCATTAGCGGCTACGCAGGCTTTAACCAACAAAACATTAACTACACCTAAAATAGTAACTGGTGGTTCAATTGTCGATGCTGGTGGAGATGAATATATCAAATTTACAGAAGCAACCACTCCTGTAACATATATAGGCATTACTTCTGGTGATACCGGTGTAGCTCCTCAAGTTAGAGGTGCAGGAGAAACTAATACAGATTTGAAACTTGCTGGTACTGGTACGGGAAATGTTATTATGGGTGACGGAGCAGATATTACTAAAGAATTGTCTATTGAGTTGGTTGGTGCCACTACTGATAAAACAATGAAAATTATTAGTTCACAAACCGATGATAGAGAGTTAACTCTTCCAGATGCTACAGATACTCTTGTTGGTAAAGCAACTACAGACACTTTGACTAACAAGACTTTAACTACTCCAATTATAGCTAGTATATATCAGGACGCAGGGAAAACCTTGCTGGTTACTATGCCAGCCGCGGCCGATACTCTTATGGGTAAAGCCACAACCGACGTTATGACTAACAAAACCCTAGATTCAGAAGGAACAGGCAACTATTTGAAGAATATCGTGCTGGCCTACAAAGGGACGGTCTCTCTTGCCGAGTTAAATGCGGGCAAAGTCTTGGTGGCTGGCGTTGCGGATCGGACTATCCAAGTCCTTGAATATTTCGCCAAAGTTACCGGCGGTTTTGACGGTGGCGGCGGGGTATCTGTAATATTGCAGGACACAAACGATACTCCTGTTGTAATTACGACCATGGCAAAAGCGGCATTAACCGATGGGGCGAAGATCAGTTCGGGGCTAGTTATCGCCAACGTAACTGATGGCGTTGGATTCTCGGGCAATCTTACGGCTGCAAAAGGCATCGCAATTCCAGCAGACGCGGCCTTGTCGGTCGGCACAAGCATTGACGTCGCGATCTATTACAGATATGTATAAAGAATTGGGGGAGGTATAACCCATGAGCCAAGCAATTTTAAATATTTTAAGAGGACTAGGAGCCATTGTGATAGGCAAGGAAGCAGATCATGCTCCCGCAACAGCAAACCCAGTAAAAGTGGCGGGGAAATATACATTGGCTGACCCAGTTTATCATGATGGCGACATAACGACTCTTAGAACCAACTCAAAAGGTGAACAGATTGTTGCGGTAGCTGGAAGTATCCTGCAAAATGAAACCAACAAAGTAGTTGTTGCCAACACTGACATATTGACAGATTATACCGCAACCAAAACCATACAGACTACTCTCATGGTGGAAACCGCAACTGGTGGAATATTGTCTTTAGAAGTTGATGGCGTTTTAGCTAGTCTAAATGGTGGTTCTGCTTTGGATACTGGTAAATGGTATGCTTTTGACATTCCAATCCTAGCCGCATCGGTTTATAATCTTAAATTTTCTGTAGGAGCAACTATGCAGATTAAATGGATAGGAGGGTTCTAGTATGATGAGGACACCTCCACAGGGGATTATAAATATTGCCGACTTAAAACCTTATGGTAATCGATTTGTACGAGCATTGGGTCATAGGTTATTATCGGGCATTGAACCTGCGTGTTTATTACTTCAAGGTGACAGTACATCAAATGATAGTGATGAATGGTTTCCTTTAACCATGCAATGGTTAGCATCTAAATTCCCTGCTTATACCGTTGCGGAGAGAATTTGGATGGATGCTACTCAAAGCTATAGCGAATTTACAGTACCGTATCAAACAGGTAGCGCAGGTGAAGCTTATGCAACTATACCTGCTTCCGCAAATCATGGGTTATACGCGCCTAACAGTACAGCTTTGCAAATAACTGGAGATATAGATATAGCCATAAAATTAACTATGACTAACTGGAGCGAAGAAACCACAAGGTCTTTAGTGTCTAAGTTGGGAGATGCACCAAACCGAGGATGGGCATTTATTATGAAAACTACAAGGGAGTTAGGGTTTTGGTGGAGCGAAAATGGAACTGATTTAATCGGGCCTGTATATTCTACAGTAGCCCCAACTGTTGTTAATGGTACACCAATATGGCTCAGGGTTACATTGGATGTTGATAACGGCGCAGGAGGATACGACCTAAAATTCTATACAAGTAGTAACGGCAATTCATGGACTCAATTAGGCACTACCGTAGTGGGTGGAAGCACAACAAGCATTCATGCAAATACGGAAAATCTGCACCTAGGAAATAAGACGATGGGAGCATCTTCTCCTTGGGAAGGCAAAATATACGCCGCAAGAGTCAAAAATAGCATAAATGGTGCTGTCGTAGCAAGCCCGAGTTTAGGGCAAGCGTTTCCAAGTGGAAGCACGTTTACCGATGCCGAAGGGAATACTTGGACTAAAAATAGTCTAACTACGGTTGGTAATGGGTCTCCTGAAATGTTAGTTTTAAACGCTTCCGCGCCAGGTCAAGCAATAGCATATAGCACTAACGCAACTAGATTTGCTTTACAAGCGGCAAAAGAACCACAACTAACATTTATTAATTATAGCCATAATGAAGGAACCACCGTTGATTATCAGAGTGTTTATGAGGGACTATGTACGCAGCTATTAACTAAATGGCCTAATGTGGGTGTTGTATGCGTGACTCAAAACCCAGAACAAGCCCCAGCCGTTAACATAGTTCCTCATGCTCAAAGAAATAGGAGGATTGCAACATTGGCGGCTAAGAACAATTATGGGCTAATAGATGCTTACAGGGCTTTTGTAGAGACTGGCAATTATAGTGCTTTAGTAAATGCATCTGATGGCATACATCCTACGGGCGCAGGGTCAAGATTTTGGAAAAATGTTGCCATTAAGTTTTTGGAAAGTGCCATTATCTAATTATGGAGGAGGAGAAGCCTAGTGAATCAGGAAGAAGGCATTAGAGCATTACAAAGGTTGGAAGCTTGCGATGACTATGGTGGGCTTATACATGAAAAAGCTGATGAAATATTGCTTAAATTTGTACCAGATGAAATTAGAAGGGCTTATGAAAAGCTAAAAAATAAATATACTTTTTATTACGATTGATATTCCGCTATCGGAATAGCAACTCCAAAAGAGCGGCAACACCAAAAAGAGGTTAGGGCAACATTCTAGTCCTAACCTAACAAGCCATCCCTCGGGGTGGCTTTTCTATTTCCCAAGAAAGGGGGTAAATCATGGCATACACAGGAGATGAAATTTTTTCGAGGTCTATAGCAATACTTGATGAGCTCTCGGACACGGGTACAATTGTGGACAGTCAGATCAAAGAATACAAATACCGCGCACCCTATTTGCTAGACCTCTGGCAGAAGGAAATGTCATCCCACGGGGATCTGTACAAGACTTTCGAACTGTCCTGTTTCCGCAAGAACAACCTTTTAGGCGATACCGGACAGATGGGCATTATTAAAGAAAACAATGCCGAAACGCAGGACTATTCCGCCAAGGGCGCGTATTGCTTCTACATCGAGACTGACGGCAATTGCACCCTGACCTTCACCGAGAACGGCGCGGCATTAAGCGGCGTATACTCATTCAATGGCGGCGCAGAGACACCTTTTGCGGGCACTATAAGCATCACTGTACCTGCTGGCACTACCTCATTCCTGCCAATCAGGGGCATACTCACAGCAAGTGGTGGCACAGTGAAAATGTCGGTTAGCGGCTCATATTACTTCAAGCATAACAACCGGGCATTATCACCGTACAGATTCGCTACAGCCGCAAAGGTTCCTGACTTTAAGCCGTGGGTGAAGGTGACGATGCCTACAGACTTCAAGAGCAGGAGTCAGATAGTGAGTGAATATCCAAATTGGCAATACCAGGAAGGGAGTTCCTCGGTTAAATGGGAGGGCGCGAACGAGTTATATGTTATGTTCAGCTATGAGGGCATTATCCGGATTAAGTATATCCCGGTACCGGTCAAGATAACAGCGCTCACGCAGACGTTGGAAATCGACGACATCACGGCTACTTCTGGGGCTTATTATATTGCAGAGCATTTCGCAATGGCTGACCAAAATGATGCACTGGCGGCAAGGTGCAAGGAGAAGTACAGAGAGTTGAAGATTGACAGCATGGTTAAAACGGCCCTGCAACCTTCGGAAATTAAGGACTTGTATTCAATAAGCAGCATTAAATAAACTCTGCTTACCGCTTCGGCGGTTTTTTATTGCCCGAAAGTAGGTGAACAAATGGCAACCTTAGTCCCTTTTACCATAGATCAGTTCAAGGGGGTAAACAAGTCCGCAACCGAAACCCTGCTGCAACTCGGAGAGGCATCAAATATGAGTAATTGGTATATAAGCGATGATTTTAAGCTCAGCAAGATGTTTGGCTATATCCAGTTATTTAATACCCTTGGTGCGCATAGCATAAATGGCATGTGGTACGGCTCGCTATCCGGTACAGATCACTTGATATTCGCCTGCAACGGTCATGTGTACGAGCATGACATAGCGGCAGGGACAAATACAGACTTAGGCACACTGGTGGACGCTAACCCGACCACCTTTTTTGTGTCCAATAACACCGTTTATATTATGAACGGCACAGAACTATATAGTTGGGCTGGTATTGGCAGTATTGCGGCAGTCGCAGGCTATGTGCCGACTGTTTACACAGCCGCGCCACCAACCGGAGGCGGGACGATGCTGGAGAGCATTAACTACCTCACCGGAGCCAAAACGCAGAAGTTCTCTGGCAATGGGTCAGCTACAATTTTTCAGTTGGCAGAGCTGGATATTGACTCGGTGGACTCTGTATATGTAGGTGGGACGCTAAAGACTGTTACCGTGGATTACTCAGTAAGTACGGCTAATGGCACAGTAACCTTTGTGACCTTTCCACCAACAGGAGTAAACAATGTAGTCATCACCTGGACAAAGGAAGTCACTGGCGACAGAGCAACCATCACAAAGAACAACTACTATGGCGGGGTCTATTACGCCCGCTATTGGATATTTGGCAATCCTGACCACAAGAATACCCGCTATCCTTCGGGCGTAACGATGGCGGGAGGCTCAGACCCTTCATTCTGGCCTAAGTTTGCGGAGTCAGATGTGGGCGAATATGAGATCACGGACATAGTGACGCAGTACAACAAGCAGATCATATTCACCTCTGGCGATTCTTCGGAAGCTTCAGCGTGGTACTCAGAGGAAGAAGATTACATTGATGCCACAACCGGCGCAGTAACGGCGTTGTTTCCAGTATTTCCTATGAACGCAAAGATTGGCAATGTGGCAAAGGGGCAGACGCAAATCATTATGAACAACCCTCTGACTATTTGGAAGGGAGTTTATGAGTGGGTCAGCACCTATGTCATGAACGAGAAAAACGCTCAATGGCTGAGCAAGCGGGTGCAGAATGACCTTGATGCGGTAGACCTCACAACCGCCTTAACCGTGGATTGGAGCGACAAGGGGCTTTACTGGCTATGCGTGGGTAAGGTGATATGGGTGTTTAATTACCGCACCGATACATGGCACATTTTAGAGCTACCAGACACGCCAACCTGTTTTTGCGTAGTTGACTCCATAATGTATTTCGGCACTACAGCGGGGCAAATAATGAAGTTTGACGAGACCTTAAAGACCTACAACGGCACGACCATCACCGACTATTGGGAAATGGGATTTTTCAACTTCGGGGTGGAATGGCTACGAAAGTTCATACAGAGGATCTTCGTTACCATCTTGCCGAGGATTAAGACTCACATTGATATTTCCTATCAGACGGACATTAACGGCTCGTCTGACACCTATACAGCAGAATATTCAGTCAGCACCTTTGACCACATGGACTTTGAACATTTTTCCTTTGAGACCAATTATTCACCCCAGCCTTTTAAATTCAAGATTAAGGCTAAAAAGATAGACTATTTCAAGTTAATAATTTCAAATAACGACACCGACACCGCCACGGTTCTTTCGATAACCATTCCATCAAGAACGGGTGGGGAAATCCGTAATAGGAGGTAATTTATATGAGTTTTACGGCTTGCGCAGTAGCAACAAATAATATAGCCGCATTAGACAATCTGCCCAATGATGTAGGCGGATTGACACCGACACAGCTCAAAGCACTGTTCGATAAATTCGGAGCTGATTTTGTGGCGTGGTTCAACGCTACTCACATAGCGGAAGCGGACGCGCATTTAATTGATTATACACTGCAAGTACCCTATGGAGGGGCTACCACCAACGTAGGTAATGCTTACTCTATTGCTACTCCTGCCATAGCCGCATTAGCGGCGGGAATGGCTATTAGCGTAAAGATCAACGCAGACAGTACGGACGTAAGCACTCTTAACTGGAACGATAAGGGAGCAAAGGCAATAAAAAGAGCCAGCGGGGACGATGTAACAAACCTTAAAAATGGTGGTATCTATACCTTGAGGTATGATGGCACAAATTTTATTGTACAGGGTGAAGGAGGTAGCGGTGACGCTGCAGCATCCGACCTTCTCCTTGGCAAAACAGCTAGTACGGATGCGGGGGACATAACGGGAACATTGGCCTTGACTGGTGATGCGATAGCCGCCAATGTATTGGCTGGTAAGACATTTTATAAAGATGATGCCAAAACGAAATTAACTGGGACTGGGGCTATAGGCAAAAATTATGCAAGCGGAACCGGAACCCCATCGGGTTCATATACTTATTACTTTAGCGAATCAAACACTACGGGTAGCGCCTTGACTGTAAGCCAAGCATTTGGTTTTACCCCATCGATAGTAATTATTACAATAGCGGGCTTTCCTTATCTTGTGTGGAAAGATTCAGTTTTTACTTGTCCGTGGCAGTATTATGGCGGAAGTTTTGACGCATCTGCTAATGCGTATGTAAATGCAAACGGGTTTAAATTACCTTGCGGAGGTACAAGTCAAGTTGCATGGTTAGCCATAGAATAGTTTGCGCCGTGTCTCATGGTAGAATATTTACTGCTTCTCAGAGTATAATACTCTCAAAGGAGAGTGATCGTATGAAGAAGATCCTGCTTGCGGTAGTGATGATATTAATGCTGGCGAGTCCTGCAATAGCTGATGCCCCGGTAAATGTAATAGTCAACGGCAAGGTGCTAAACACACCGGGACTGATAATAAATGATCGCACCTATGTACCACTGAGAGCAGTAAGCGAGGGGCTGGGCGCGCAGGTTGATTGGGATGGTAGCCAGGCGATAGTGACCAGCGTTAAGGAGCCCAATATATCCGGTGACAGCGTATCTGTTAATGAGGTTAAACAAGCACTAGCCTTATTAAAAGAGAAAGACCCTGCTGATTACGAGGTAGTTTGCAGGTATACCCAAAATATACTGGTATCATCCATAGCACTAAGCAGTCAGCTTGGAGAAGCTTACGCAATTACAGCAGGGCGCGATAACTATATATTAAGTTACAAGTTGTTGCAAAAAAACGACATAGAATATTTGGCATCTACTTTAGTGCATGAATCTTTGCATTTGTGTAGCGATAACTATAATATTGTTAACATAAGAGAAAGCGAGAACATTTCTTACTTGCGACAGATAAGCGTGTTGCGAATATTGGGAGCATCACAAAAAGACATAGACGATACGGAACGAACGCGATTAAGAGCAATGCAATAAATACAATTAAGAGCCGAAAGGCTCTTTTTTATTGCCTTTCTTGAAAGGAAGTGAAGAAATAATGGCGCTAAATACAAATGGATTAAGCGGTTATGCCTTGCAAGTTGCAAACGCCATAAACTCAGGACAAACGGTGTCACAGGCGACAGCGGCCGCCAATACATCTGCTTACGGTAATGCATCAGGGCCAACAAATAATGCCCAAATATCACAAGCCTTAAGCGGAAGCAATTATTCTGTAGTTCCAGGTACCACTGGACTAATTACGGCAAGTCCAGCAGCAAATAAAGCTTCTCTAGTTCCTGAGCAACCTATAATTGAGCAACCAAAAGAAATCAACCCCCAAGAATACATCGAACAGCTCAAAGCGGCCCAGCGCCAAAGCCGTATTGCCTCACTCGATAAGGCCAAAACCAGCGCACTAGGTTCACTCGACACCGAGAAAGCCAACGTAGCCCCGACCTACTACGACAAGCGCAATCAAGCGGCGGCGGCATCTGATGTCGGAGCGATGAACTTCGCGCAGTACATGGCCGCCAGAGGTATCAAGGGCGCGGCGGGTGCAATGCCGGAGATATACCGCAATGCTGGACTACAGGGGCAGATAGGGGCATTAGACCAGCAGGAAGCGTCTAATCTGGCAAACATCGAGAGGCAGAGAAGTAATGTCGAATCTGGCTATGCTTCAGATGTGGCAAGCGCTAATGCTGATGTAGAAGCGCAGGCTATGCAGGCCATGATTAACCAGTACAATGCAGATCGAGCGAACAGGCTGGCAGAGGCGCAATTAACTGGCAGTTTGGGCGACACTCGCACACTGGCAGGGCAGGAGTTTGATTATAGCAAGTCAAGCAGTAATCCAGCTGTACAGGCGACAATACTGGCTAATAAGAAATACGCACTTGATATTGCTTATCAGGAGATTATTAATTCCAATGCAACT